ATTACAATGCCCGTAAGCCGCTTGCGCAGGTAAATATCCCTGTACATCATATGAAAGAGGCTGATCTGAGTAACAGGAATGTGATCTAGAAGGCTTATTGTAAATACACGTTTTTGCAGAACCAGCATATTTAAGACACATCTTATCCGGTGTCTTATCATTAACGTAAATAGTAAAAGGAGCAGTAGCAACTAAATTAGAAGAGAATCCTGAACGTAAAGAGGTATCACCTATGGCGCATTTAATATCTTTAGGAACACAGGAATGCTCTGATTTACTATATTCCTCATCCTCAGCACACTGTTCAATAGTATAAACATAAAGGTAAACACTGGTCCAAGTTGTATTGACAGTTTCAGACTCAAAATAAGAGCACTGAAAAATAGTGTCATCAACATTGTTAATAGCTGAAAATTCAACAAGTTTTTTACCCATGGCCGTATTGTCCCGAACCGGGGTAAGATCAGTTAAATCCGAAGTGCGATAACGATTACAAAAATCGCTCTGTTGTGCATATTTAGACATGCTTGTGTCATAAGCAATTTGAACATCTGGAAATGCATCAAAATACCAATTGCCAACTTCATTAGCGGCCTTAACGTTGCCGAGAAAAAAAAGAAATAAAGACGCAAAGATAATTCTCATCACGTATGACCATGAGCAATAAATTCAAGACAAAAAAAAGGGGCCTAAGCCCCTTTCGCACTACAGGTACTCAGTTGATTTAATGCCGTGAACAAACGCACCACCAACCAAACAACCGAATAACACCGACCAGATCATCAGATCTTTTTCACAATGCCGATGATCAGACCGATCACAACCAGACCAGCAACTGCTGCGATAACATAACCGCCAACACTTTGTGCATCAGCTTCCGCACCAGAAATTGCAGCCTGGACAGCGGTAGTATCCACCTCCGCAAAAGCAGCAGCAGACATGAGAGAGCCGGCAACAGCAATGCCGACGTTACGCGGGATAGAACTCAGCTTCCGAAGCATAGGACTTACCTTTTGAGTTTACGAAGCACAGAAATAACCAAGCCAACACCAGCGCCAGTGATGTATAGCGAGATCATTGCAGAAAAACCCAGGGCAAAACCCTGAGTAGAAAACCCGCCTTGAAATAGCAAATCAAGATGATCGCCAGCCGAAGCGGGCAAAACGTATCCCTGTACAAACTCCTGAGATTGGCAAACACCGTTCACCATTGAGGAACAGACAGAGATATAAGACACAGACACGTTAAGCAGCTGCTCCCAACTTAGCGACTCGAGCCTCCGAAAGCTTAAGCTCGAAATATGGACGATTTTCCTTAATCGAAAACGCAGCAGGCACATCGTAGGTGCCAGTGTTCAAGGCCTTGTCGGAGAACAGATCGCAGGCCTGAGGATGCTTAACGCCAGGGAGAACGACGTAGCACGCCAGAATGAAGTAGGGAGAGTTTGACTTCGATACGCCTGATTTCTTGATGCCTTCGACTTCGACCTTGAGTTCCATGCTTGGTAACCTTCTCGTGTTGGTGTGTTTTCGTGTCACGGGAACCGCCGTGATCGAGGCAAATCCTAACACGACAACACGAAAAAACAACAGCACTTTGACACGACAACACGAAGACCCACTTTTGACACCCACTTCGGGTGATGACACAGGAAAAGGTATTGCAGAATGACCAAAGAAAGACTGAAGAACGTCGGCATCACCCCTGAGGTCTGGAAGGAGCTCAAGCTGATGACCATCGAGCACGACTGCACGATGACCGAAGCGGTGGCCGATCTACTGAAAATTGCCAGGGAGCAGAAAAAAAATGATCGAGCAGCTAAGCCAGCTGGAAGAACACGCAAAAAGCCAGGGGATGAGCCTGGCTGAGTGGATTCGCGAAGCGCGGGAGACCTACAAGCAAGCCTCAAGACACCGGATGTTGTCAGCGAGCACGGAGCTAGCCAGCTCGGCGTATTCTGCAGACTCAGGGTCTAACCCAGAAGCCGCTAGAGCAGCCGTGTAGACCGACACAAGAGCATCGTAAGCGCCGAACTGGTCAACGAGATTCCATTGGGAAAGCTCAAGCCAGAAAGGCGCCTGTACGTAGCTTTCACGCGGAACAGCAGAGCCTTTACGACGATTCATCAGGGCTTTGCTGGTCAGGTGCGATGGAACATCGCGAAGAGCCGGCATTTCCTCCTGAGCAGCCTCAATTGCCGCGGCTGTTTCTGGTTGGACTTGGACCACCGGCGCAAGAGATTTAAGCAGCAACTGAACACGGTCCCAATCACCTGTATCGGCGATGTCTAGCAGCTCAGCCTCAGCCTTAGCCATGTAGATCAAACGCCACTCATCAGCGGTCAGGAATCCGAGAATATCGGCCTCTTCTGTCTGCGCCTCAGCAGTTTCCTCATCCGACTTTTCATCGACACCACACCACTCCTTCAAACCCGGAGACCAGTAGAGTTGCCGGCAACGAAGATCACGCATGGTTAGCGCATATTCGAGGTAATGACGACGACCGTCCTCATCATCACGGACAAGGAAATCATGTGGATGACAGCCCTTGAACTTGTTCTTGGTCTTAGCCTTGGAGCTGGCCATCTCACGATCAGCTCCCCAGTGACGAGACCCATCCTGCTTCGCCAGATAGTCCCCTGTGGTGACGTTAAAACGCACATCACAGCTGTACATGCGGAAAGAACGCATCTTGAGCTGATCTGCAGGATCGATGAGCCCAGCCTTGACGCAGGCCTTCTCCCAACGAGCCTTCACAAAGTCCAAAAACGCTTCACGCTCACGTTTTTTCAACGGTCGGATAAACCAAAGTTCATGAGTATGAGGATGCCAGCCATTTTGACCGTGTGTGACCTCGAGCGAACGAATCAGACCCTGATAGCCAAACCGCTTGCAGAACAGTCGGAAGCTGTTGCCTTCCCGCAAATACTTGAACGCTTCCCGCTGCTTAAGGATCAATGAACGCAGGACATCGGCGCGCATATGCGGAAAGGTGAACGTCACCATGACAGGTGCGAGCTGTTCCTTTGGGACCATGACCTTTGATCCGTCGAGAAGAGCAGGAACGTGCGCGGGCTGCTCGGTGGCATAGGCCCAATCAATGCCCTGGGCAATCTCCTCACGACGGCGCTCCTGAATCTTGGCGGCACAAACAGTACACGCCCAAACGCTGCCACAGGTCGCAAGACCGCCGTAAAACGCTCTCTGATGCAAGGCGCTGCGATGCACCTCGACGAAGGAGCCGATGCGGTTGTGATTGCAGGCAAAGGTACGATGAAATTTATCGTAGTTTTTGATGCCGATAGACGCCGCTTCGCGAGCGATAATTTCGCGAATTATCGACAAGGCAAACCAACGTTCAGCCCTTGCAGCACGGGACTTTGCGGGGTTTTGAAGATCCTCACAGGTGGTAGAGGATTTCGCATTTATACCAAGGGCCGCATTCGCGGCCTGATCAGTGCCCGCCACAGGCAGCCGATCAGAGGGGTCTAGAGCCCCCTCAACATCTGAGCTATGATGCATCCACGGCCTCCGAAGCCGAAAAACCTCCCTAAGCCGCCACAGCTTGTACAGGGGGGTTTTTTTTTGCGTCTGATTTCTTATCGAACGTGATTAAACCACACACGTAAGTGTTTGTTCTGCCTCATGCCTCTGGCAGCCCTCCGGGAGCTCTCGGCGAGGCCAGGGATGCAGGGGGAAGAGCACCCCCTACATCCCCGGCTAAGAGTAATCCAGACGAGGTATGGTCAAGGGTTCGCTTCGCCCGGGACTCCGTTCATCGCGACGGAGAAGCTGTCCCGATGAGCCGGGGTCGCGGCCCTTGACCAACATAATTACCACTTTTTTGCCGGATCGAGAGGCAAAAGCGAGCAAGCAAAACTCGCTACGACAATGCCAACGACAGAGAAATCGTAGAAGAGGGAGCCGAAACCAAAACTCGAAGCTGCCCACTCACAGCCCCAAACCATCCCAACACCAAAAACGGTAGAGCCCAGCAGTAGTTTTCTTGCGTCCATTACCCTTCTCCTTCAGTCGGCTTGAGATCTAAAGCAGCCTGCGTATCAAACCAATCACCCAGATCCTTGATGCTTGAAGGCCGTTTGCGACCAGGATCAACGCTGCCGAGCAGAGATGCTGCTGCCGCACGAGCAGAGCCAATAACCTCATTTGAGCGGTGCAACCGTTCCTTCAACGACTCGACTTCAGCGGTTAATGCTTCCACCTGGGCACGCAAAGGTAGGTGCGATCGAGCAGCTGCAAGAAAGGCTTTCGAAGCGGTGGCCATGCCGGTAGCAAGCTTGAGTTGTTGCACCAGGTCATCAGGGGCATCAGGAATTTTCACTAACATTTTGGTACCGTTATTTGTTCTGCATAGTTATAAGAATTTGAAAATAGTACCATTTTAAAATGGGCAGTCAATCTGTTTTGGTACCATTTTTAGGCGCCGGCGACTTGACCAGGTTGAATGTTTGGTACCGTTTTTAGACGCAAAACTTTCTATACCAGTCAGGATATTTAAGGATAGTCGCTTGGAATCATTGGCTTAGAGACACCTGCCATTTTCCCTGTAGGCTCTGAATTGGTACCAGATTCAGCGGCTACACGAATAAAACGACGCTGATTTTCTGAGTACCAACCACCAGATAGCACCGCCTCAATGCGGAACCGCTCAACGAGAAGCCACTTGGATGTTTTGAGCTTCCTACGACCTTTCATTTGGAGCCCCTGAGAAAATTGCGGAGGTTTTCACCTATTTGCGTACCTATAGAGCCCGAAACACTTGATACAGCAAAAAGGCAGCGCACCAATAGATGCAGATTCACCGCAATTTTCGTGGATCACTCCAATCGCCGGCAGCTCGATAGCCAATGAGCCAAGCACCCCAAGCGAGCCGTCCAAAGGTGATAGCGATAGCTAACAGCGCGACATGTAACCCAGACGAGAACCACCCAGGGAAACCCTGAAAGGCCCAACCAACAAAAAAGCTGATCACGGGCAGTGACGCGAAAAAAGCAGCTACGAGGTAAACACTAAAAATGATCAGCGAACGACGCATAGGAACAACTCCATGTGTGCAAAGGGACTCATCTCACGCGATCAACCTGAGCGAGTGAACAGCGACAAACTGAATAGAACGCTTTCGTGTAAATCCTCCAGAAAACCCCAGCACTGCTGGGGAGGCTGACGCTCGCCTTGCGTCGCTCTGAACCGAGCCGCTAGCCGCGGCTCGCGTCAGCCTTGGCATGAAAGGGAACAAGGGTCGGAGTGATGAACAACATCAGTTCCGAAGTGGTGGTTGAGTTGCTGTGATACTGGAAGAGACGACCCAGCCACGGAATTCGCGCAAGCCCGGGAACCTCATGAACAATCTGGCTGACCTGATCGGAAAAAACACCGCCAATAGCAATGGTCTGGCCAAATGGGACACGAATTTTTGAGGTGATCGATGAGGTGGTAATCGTGGGATTACCACCGACCACGTTGGAGTAATCAGGTGAATCCTTGCGCAGCTCAAGGGCAAGATTTGCGCCTTCCTCGTCGACAATTGGCAGAACGCTCAACGACAGCGCAGCTTGCTTGAAGGCCACACTGGTAGCGCCATCACCGGCAGATTGTTGATAGGGAATTTCCGAACCACGAACAATAGTTGCCTGCTGACGATCTTGAGCAAAAACACGGGGCTTACTGATGATTTTGCCTGAGCCTGATTTCTCCATCGCATTCAGCTCCAGGTCAAGAATCACTGAGTTAGTAACGTAGCCAATCGAAGCGCTAGAAGTGGCTGCCTGGACGCCTAGGTCCACCATCGAGGAAGAGATAACGTTCCCAGGTGAAACATTTCCAGACCAGTTAACGCCAATCTGCTTGGAGTAGTTGGAATCCACCTCAACGATGCGCGCCTCAATCATCAGCTGCTGACGAGGAAAATCCACAGCTTCAAGGAATTTCTTGAGGTCGCTCACCCTATTAGGTGGAAGCTGAGCGACCACAACCGAAGATTCATCATCAGCGGCAAGGTGCTCTCCCGATCGCAAAGAAAAAGCCTTGATAGCCACGCTGGCCAGAACATGCCGAACTTTAAAAATCGAGGTCTCATAGTCCTCAGTTGGCTTTTCTGCAGGTGAAAACGGTCCATCAAAATTCAGTCCGAAGTAACCAGCGTCGGCAGAAACAAACAACGTGCCATTCTCAATTTTGGTTGTGAGACGCTTCTGCAAGGCGATCTGCTGTAGAGCTTGCTCCCAGGAGACGCGCGATAGATGCAAGGTCACTTCACCTTTCACATCATCAGCAAGGATGAGATTAAGCTCGGCAAAATCAGCAACCAGCCGTAAAGCCGCACTCACATCCACACGGTCAACATCCAGGTTCATTGGCTGAACAGGAGAAGCCAGTGTCAATGAGGACAGCACCAGGAGCAGGAAGCCAAAAAAAGACGCTCGCACAGAAGGGAAATTAAACATCGGACTTCACCCCTGCACAGAAAACAACATCCAGCGCACCTTTGTAAAAAACCTCCGCCACACAGGCCGTACGCATCCTCAAGACATAGCCCAGATCTGCCAGCTGCTTGGAAGTAAAAGTGCTCTGACTCCCCTCGGGAGTGGTCACGGAAAACAAGGTCATTTGCTTACGAACAGCACCATAAAGGCCCTCGACAGAGCCTATAACCTGCAGCTGAAAACCCTTAAGAGGATGATCTAGGCGAGCACCAGGACCAAAAAGCGAGCCAGCACCCAAACCACCACCACCCAAACGATCAGACGCAGCAGCAGCCGGCCCACGAAGCGGAGCAGGGCTCTTACTGGTGGAAGTAGGGGCCGCAGGATTGCGATTGCCAGAGAGCACAGAAGGAACGCCATTCCTCGAAGCAAAGAAGACAACACCGGCGATAAATACCAGGAGTAATAGAACTTTAGGCGAGAGAAAAATATTCTTGCCTGCAGTTGTATCGGTGACAGTTCCCGTGGCTGTTGATTCATAGAGCTTAAACGTCTCCGGTTTGATTTTTTTAACTTCTACAATCGTTTTGCCATCCTGAGGTGGCTTATTTTCCTGAGCATCATGCATAGCCTCCTTGTAACGGCCCTTAATTCCGATTACACCCAAATTGGCGTGCAGATAGGCTTTCTCACAGGTAAGGCGAATGTCATCACGGATGTAACGGATATTAGGTGTGGTTAAAACCACATCCCAGTTCCAATGGCGATGACGTGTCCAGGCATCAAGCCAATTAATCGGCCTATCCGCTTCTTTTGCTGCTTCCGATCCACCAGGAAAATCATATTTGTCGAGGTCTTTCTCTTTCCACATTTTCGGAAAAACCAACTGCGTTTCATCAAAAATGACAAATGCACCACGCGGCGCCCAATGCCACCAGGAACGCATTCTCTCAAGGTCTTCAGTCGATTCAAGTGACAGATTAATAACGTCAACCGTGTCAGGCACATCAGGTAGCACATCCATTACACGTGCCAGCGTAAAGCCGCGAATGTTAGTGATAACTATCCGTCCAGCTTTAATCGCTCGTACAGCGTCATCCTGCAAAGCCCCAGAAGTTTTGAACGAGCCGTTAGGGCCATGATGAATTTTAATACTCATACATCACCGTCCAATAAAAGGAATGAACCGCATCGCAATACGCGCAGGAATCGCCGTGCCGATGATCGTTAGTGCCTGCGGAATACCAAAAAAAGTCAGTGTATTACGCATATTTTCGGGAACCATATTCCAAGCGTTTTGCACTTGCTGCGTAACACCAAGTTCCACAAAAATATCTTGAACAACCTGAAAACCAACATCAATTGCAAAAAGCTGAATTTGAATCCAGGTATACATGGATGCCTTGGTCAGATAAACCATGACCTCTTTCACAAAATCATAAATGCCAACGTACATCCAATCCCAAACAGACTGGAAAAACATTGAAACGTTAACAAAGAAATCAGATATGAAATCCACAGTATCAGTCCTTGAAAATAATGAAGAAAGCAATCAATGTTGCAATAAAAAGAATAAAGTACTTAAGTCCACCTAACTGATCAGAATAATCGGATAGGCACAATTCAAAATTAACATTCAAAGTTTCAATGTGGATTGAATCGCACTGCAAACGCCCTTCTCCACCCTCAAGCTGAAAACTAGTTTGATGAGCTAATAACTCCTTAACTTCATTAACCTTAGTTTTAATCTGAGACTTACCTTCTTGAATACCAGAATCCATGGAAGCTATGGCATCAGCAAAAGAACCTTTGTTTGTGGGCTGAGTCAGAGTCCCACCTGTACAAGTTGGGCAATCCTCACCTTCATCGTCTCCAGAACCATCACCACCAGTGCCCCCGGTACCACCAGTGCCCCCGGTACCGCCAGTGCCCCCGGTACCGCCAGTGCCCCCGGTACCGCCAGTGCCTCCGGTTTCGCCAGTGCCTCCGGTTTCGCCACTGCCTCCGGTTTCGCCACTGCCTCCGGTTTCGCCACTGCCATCAACAATCGGGCAGCCTGGTACAACAATCCCAGGAGCACAGGTTAGATCTGTAGGAGTTGAAGACTCTCTTAAAGAATAACCACCATTAGCCTTAGGTAGATCATTGGAAGCTGTTTGAGTACATGCTTCAGCAGTACTAGTAAACTCATAATTACAATGCCCGTAAGCCGCTTGCGCAGGTAAATATCCCTGTACATCATATGAAAGAGGCTGATCTGAGTAACAGGAATGTGATCTAGAAGGCTTATTGTAAATACACGTTTTTGCAGAACCAGCA